ATTACATTGAGCCAATTTTTAGATATGTGGGTTGAGAAAGCTTACGATAAAATGGATGAATTATTTAACAAAGATAGTGAGAAGAGAATAGCAGATGCTGTATTAACTATATTTAAAACAAGAAACGATTTAGATATATTTAAGAAAAAAGCATTATATATCTACATAAGAGAAATGACTGATTGTGAGACTCCCCACTTAACCAAAGTAATTTCCATTCTTAAAGATGATTTCTATAACATATACCATAAATACCATGAAAAGGGTAGGATCGTAATAAAAGATATATAATCTATTTATTATAAAAGATATGGACTCAGATAAAGAAATATTTAACGGAAAGAAACTCTCTGACCTTTTTGAAGAGATTTATACTAACTCAAGGGAGACTAAATCACAAGTGAAAGGACTGATCGGCGAACTTAAACCACTAATCGAAAATATAGGAGATGCAACTCTTCTTGTCCCTATGATAAAGGAATACATGGAGATTGGTGTAAAGAATGATGAGCACTTAATTAAACTAGCAACAGTTATCCAGAGATTAGAAGCTATTCAATCTAAAGGAAGCGACGGAGATATGTTTGATTTCTCTGAACTGCAAGATTTATTAGAGGAACAGGAAGTTGTAAAGGAGGAGTTAGAAGAGAAACCAGAAGAAGGTAAAGAAGAGTAATGGGATTTAATACATCATTAAATAGTTTAGTAACATCTAGAGGAGGTAACAGTAGTAATAAGTCCTCTAGAAGTACAACTATATTCGGAAGGGTGGTGGATATTATACTGGATGAAGAACATCCTGAATATAAAAATAAAGGAGGCGGGTTATCAATTAATGGTGTATTCTATAAACCTTTAGGTAAGTACCAAAAAGAACTAACCCCCAACAGTCTTCCATTTGCTTTACAGAGTAGCCCACAAATAAAGACAGTACCTGTAATCGGAGAGGTAGTAGAAATAAAGTCAATGCCAAACCTCGCCACTTCTACTTCAGAAAATTCAACTCAAAAATACTATACATCTATAGTTAATACCTGGAATAATCCCAACTCCGGAATATACCCTGATTTAGTTAATAATTCCGATATTGATTTAACATCAGGAGGAGCTTTTAAAGAACTCCCTACTGTTAACCCAATCAGATCAACACCTGGAGATGTACAAATAGAAGGTAGACAAGGACAATCTATTCGTTTTACAGGAGGAAAAGGATCAGGCAACCCTTGGGTTGACGACGAAAACATAGGGTCACCTGTAACTATAATAAGTAACGGACAATCAGAAACAGAGGAAGGGTATACAACACTGGAAGAGAATATAGATGAAGATAGTTGTTCAATATACCTAGTAGCTGACCACCAAATTCCATTAACCCCTGCTAGTGAAAAGAGAGATTCTTACGATGAGAATCCTACTAAATCAGATCAATTCAAAGGAAATCAAATCCTATTTAACGCTGATAGAGTGTACCTAAATGCAAAACAGGAAGATATTCAACTATCAAGCAACAAGTCAATAGGAATGAATACAGAAGGTTCGATTAATATAGACGGTTCATCCTACCTATGCTTAGACGCTCCTAAAATGTTTTTAGGAAAAAAAGCTAGAACATCAACAGATAGTAACAGGGAACCTGTTTTACTTGGAAACCAAACAGAAGCATTTCTACAGAACGTTCTAAACCTCCTTCAGGGAATGGCTAAAGATATGGCAGTTGCTAAGACAATAAAAGGGCATCCTATTCCGAGTATTAACAAAAGAGGAAAACAAGCACAACCAGTTATACGACAGTTAAAAAACCTAATTAACCCTAACGGACAATCTCAACTCAAGTCTAAAAAAGTATTTACAGAATAATGGCTTTATCATCGCAAATATCAGCTATTGTAGCAGGTCAGATAGGAAGTATCGAAGGAGAACTTGAAGCTAAAATACAGCTTGAAGCTAATAAGATGTTAGGGAAGTTCTCAAACCAATGTCCAGATAGCAAGGCATTGGTAGGAATAATTAACACAAAAAATAACCTTCTATCAGGAGTAAATAACTTTCAAAAAAGATCTAATAAATTTCTTAAATTAGCAAGAAACTTAAGAAGAGCGATTAGAGCAGCAAAAGCTATACTAAGATTCCTTAAAGTAAATCCCACACCAGTCGCTACTGGAATACCGCCAAGTGATTATGGAGGACTAATCTCAGCTAAAACAGCCGGGAATCTAACATCTTTAGCAGACAGGCTTTATAACATAAGACGCTTACTAGAAAATTTAGATGGAGATGTTTCTTCTATAGAAGGATTAGTAGCAGGAGTAGGTCCAAGTTTAGATAATATAAAAGAGGTTCTATCAAGTGTAAATAGTAAAGCAGAACAGTGTATAGAGGATTTATCATCAGGAATGAAAACAGATGAAGAAAAGAAAGCACTAAGAGAATTATTAAGCAAAGTGCAACCCTTAGAGAATACCGGGTCAGAAGGAACTCCTAATGAAGAGTATCTTTTTAAATCTGATTCAGGTAAAAACTATAAGCTTGCAATAATAGAAGATAATCAAGGAGATGGACCTGTTCCAAGAAGATTAGCTGTAGCAAAAGATAACCTAGGTGTAATAATACTTAGAGGACAGCCATCTTTCAGTTCCGATACAGCAGTACTACTCGCAGAATTAAAATTTAGAATAAACAACCAACTTCCATAAACTAACTATTTATAATTATGAAACTCGATCAACTAAGAAACATTATACGAGAAGAAGTCAGATCAGCTGTTAAGGAGGAGTTACAGGATATGCTTAATGAAGCAGTTCGTGTTGCTAGCCAACCAGCTTCAAATACAGGTGTGCAAAAATTTGAATCACCTACTAAAATACAAGAAGTACAAAAACCAATCCCTTCATCAACAAACCCAATCATGGAAATGCTTAATCAAACAAAAGCATCTATGACTAGTGAAGAATATAAAAACGTATATGCAGGAACATCAGATATGGTTCAAAAACCTAATTTTGCAACATCGATGGCTAACCAAATGGGAATGACCCATTCCAATAGTAAAGCTCCAGGCTTAGATATATCTAAGTTTGATTTTGTACAAAAAGCAGGTTCAGTTTACAGTAGGTCTATAGAGAAAGATAAACAAAAACACGGAGTAGTATAATTATGGCATTTAATAGCAGAAGAATTAATCCATTAGATTTACAGCCAAGAAAAGCGATAGGAGTATCCCTACCTTTATCGGGACAAGCTGTGTTTAATTCAACATATGTTACAAAAGACGCTATTAGAACAAACCTAATTAACTACTTTCTTACAGGACAAGGAGAACGGTATATGAACCCAAGCTTCGGAACAGTACTTAGAAACTTAATGTTCGAAAATATAAACCAAGGAATGGTAGATAGAATTAAAAATACAGTCAGAGCTGGACTATCTGAATATTTTCCAACAGTAGTACCTATAGATTTTAGAGTTGAAGCTGAACCGGATTCAAATATAGTTACGTTATTACTTAAATACGCTATCCAGAATACAAACATTGAAGATGAGGTAGTAATAAATTTTGAACAATAATGGCAGAAATTAGAGATATAAAATACGTAGCAAGAGAGTTTTCGGATTATAAGCAAGAATTAGTAGAGTTTGCGAAAAACTACTTTCCTGACTCATACAACGACTTCTCACCAACATCACCTGGAATGATGTTTATAGAAATGGCTGCTTATGTTGGAGATATCCTTTCCTTCTACCAAGATACTCAACTTCAAGAAACTTTTCTACAATACGCTAAAGAACCAGGTAACCTATACTCAATGGCATATATGATGGGATATAGACCTAAAGTAACGAACGCCTCAGAAGTAGAATTAACAATATCACAAAACATCGGTGCAAATCCTATAACAAACGAACCAAATTGGGATCAAGCTCTAGTAGTAAACGAAAATGCAACAGTAACTTCAACTGCTAAAGGACGAGCAAATTTCTTTATACAAAATAAAATTGACTTTAATTTCTCTAGTTCTTACGATCCCACCGATATTGTAATAAGTCAAATTACTGCAGGGATACCATCAGAATTTACTTTATCTAAAAAAGTAAAAGCTTTTTCAGGAACAGTTAAATCAACATCTCAAACGTTTACAACAGCAGAGAAATTTACAACAATAACGATAGAAGACTCAAACATTATTGGAGTATTGGATATTACAGACGATACCGGTGACGATGTAACTACATGGTACGAAGTCCCCTACTTAGGTCAAGACAGCGTGTTTATAGAACAGACAAATATAAGCTCAGATATAGATAAAGTCCCCAACTCAATACTACTACAGAAGGTTCCTAAGAGGTTTGTATCTAGGTTTAATTCCAATGGTCACTTAGAGATTCAATTC